GTTGCACGCCGCGGGCGCGTTGTGCTGTATGTGAAGACCTATAAGGGTATCGATACAATGAGTTTGGCGGCCAGGGTGAAGGATGAAGTAAAGGCCTTTCGACCTGGTGAAGTCGGGCAGATCGCAGTCGATACCATCGGGCTTGGCGCTGGCGTAGCCGATAAACTGAGGCTGGATTTTCCGCCTAAGATGCGCAATGGCCTAATAATTGAGCCGTCAATCGTGGTTGATGTGAATAGTTCGCTGCGCGTTGATGACGGTAGAAACTATAACTTGCGCGCGCAAATGTGGGAGAGTGGTCGCGAATGGCTTGAAACTCAGCCGTGCAGTTTGCCGAAAGATGGTGATTTCAAGGCAGAGATCTGCTCATTACGTTACCTGTTCCGCCAGTCGTTGCGGCTGATGGAGGGCAAGGATGACGCAAAGCGGCGCGGCATTAAATCGCCGAACAAGGCTGACGCATTAATGTTGACCTTTGCTTATCCTTGCAGCGAGAAGAAGCGCAGCGCGGCACCAGTCGCTACATTCGTTCCATCCGATTCTGGGATGGGATATTGATGGACTGCTTCGGCGGTCTTTTTTCATTTTAGGGACGCACAATGCGCATCAATAAATCTTACGCCTCGTCAGCAGCGAGTCTGGCGTTCACGGCAGCCAGTACGGTTGCCATCAACATTGTGATCGCAGGCCAATAACCCATGCACCAAGTTGATCAGTCTGTCGAGGCGATGCAGGAGCAGGAAGACGCGCGCATGGTGAAGCTGAATGCATTTGCCGAATCGTTGATCACAAAGCGCAAGACCGCAGTCGACGGCCGCACCACGTCTGGCATTGAGCGCGAATGGCAGGAGGATGAGGAATTCTATGATGGTATCGACGATAGCAACCGGCCCGCAGGATATGAAAAGGGCAGGGGGCTTGATGGCGGCTTAACTGCGGCGCCAGCTTCTTCCGGCACGAAAAGCAATGTATTTGTGAATATCACGCAGCCGTATGTGGACATGGCCAGCGCGCGCGTGGCCGATATGCTGTTGCCGACGGATGATATTCCGTTCAGTCTCGATCCAACGCCGATGCCGAATATCATCGCTGCGACGGCATCGATGGACATGATTAAGGGGCCGAACGGTCGGTCAGCACCGGCGGGCGACATAGCGCAAAAGATGCTCGATGAGGCAAAAGAGCGCGCTGGAAAATCAGAAAAGCGGATTTGGGATTGGTTGTGCGAAGCCCACTGGCACGCTGAAATGCGGATGGTGATCGAAGACGCGGCCAAGGTTGGGACCGCAGTGCTCAAAGGTCCGTTCCCAATTCGCGTCAAGAACAAGGTGATGCAGAAACAGGAAGATGGATCGACTGCATTAACGATCGAGGAAAAGATGCAGCCGAGTTCGCGCCGCATCGATTACAAGAACTTTTATCCAGATCCGACCTGTGGGGAATCGATCCATAAGGGATCATTCACATGGGAAAAAGACAGTATTACCGCAAGGCAGCTGCGAGATCTGAAGGGCGGTGACTACATCGACTCGCAGATTGACGCGGTGTTGAAAGAAGGCCCGAACACGAAATACCAGGATGAGCGGTCTGACGGTGCGGATGGTGACAATTTCCATATTTGGTATTTTCACGGCAGCGCCGACCATGAGGATATGGCCGCCGCTGGGTGTGAATGCAAAGAGGGTGATGTTGTCCCGGTAATGGTAACGATGGTCAATGACCGCGTGATTAAGGCCGTGAAAAGCACGGTTGAATCGGGCGAGTTCCCCTATGACGTGATGGTATGGCAGCGAAAGCCTGGCACATGGACCGGTCGCGGTGTCGGGCGCCAGATCAGGACACCGCAACGCATGCTCATCGCTGCCACGCGCAACCTGATGGATAACGCCGGATTGTCGTCTGGACCGATCCTGATCATGCGCGAAGGCCTGCTATCTACTGCTGACGGCAAACCGTTCGAGTTGCGTCCGCGATTGGTTTTGACGGTGCCGGAAGACACCGATGTTGGCAAGGTGGCCGATGCAATTCACTCTGTAACGATCCCCAGCATGCAGGTTGAACTGATGAACATCATCCAGTTCGCGCTGGAAATGGCCGAGAAAGTAACCAACATGCCGTTGCTGATGCAGGGGCAGCAAGGGGCGGCCAGTGATACTGTGGGCGGCATGACCATGCTGCAGAATAACGCCGGTACTGTGTTGCGCCGCGTGGCAAAGATCTTTGATGATCGCATTACCGTGCCGCACGTTGGACGCTACTACGAATTTTTGATGTTGTATGGTGAGGATCCGGATGAAAAGGGCGATTGTGTGATTGTCGCTCACGGGTCAACCGCACTGTTCGAGCGCGATGCCCAGCATCAGGCCATTCTGCAAATGGGCGCCATGGTCATGAACCCGGCATTCGGTATTAATCCTGAGAAATGGATTCTCGAAGCATTCAAGGCCCAAAAGCTGGACCCGAAACGCTTCCAATATACCGACGACGAGAAAAAGAAAATGGCCGAAGCAGCGGCCAAGAATGGCAAGCCGCAAGATCCGGCTATCGAAGTTGCAACCATCCGAGCCGAAGCCGATCTGAAGCGCGCCGAGATTGCTGCGTCTGCCACAGTCGAAAAGTCAAAAATGGATACCGACCGCGACACCGCTTATGTGCAGGCAGAGACCGAGCGCACCGCACAGGAAAGCGCATCGCGCAGGGAAGAATTGCAGATGAAGCTGTATCTGGCGCAACTTGACTATGCCAACAAGAACAATCTGCAATTACAGGATGTCAAAGCACACCTCGCCGAAGTCGCAATGAAATTGAATGTGCAAAAGGAATTATCAACCGCATCCATTGCGGCCGATGTCCATAAACATCATTCGACGCAAGTGGCAACGCCAGCGGTTGAGCCGGCCGGACGGGCGGCACCAGGGCAGGCGTTCCAGCAATGAAGCTGACGGATCAAGAAAGGATTTCGCCGGCATGGGCAAAGATCAAGGTCCATCTGGAAGAGCGCATTGCCAAGCATCGCGCATCGAATGACAAAACAATAGGTTCCGACGAAACAATGAAATTGCGCGGCCAGATTGCAGAGCTTAAATACCTGCTGACGATCGAGGCTGACGAACGAAAGAATTTGCAGGATTAATGAATTTGGAGGCGTCCGCAAGGGGGCTTCCGTCAGTGACAATTGACGCCTAAAACGCCATTTGTCGTATTAAGGGCCGCCCATTGAGGTGGCTTTTTGTTTTTGTGGAGAAGTTATGCCAGACGATAGCCAGGAAGCACAAGACCAGATCGACGAGCAAGCATTTGAGGCCGGTTTCAACAACACGCGAGGCGATGAGCCGCACGTCGAAACGCGACCGCAAGACGATGCTCAGACCGAGGTTGCCGCACCTGAGTCGACAGTAGCCACAGCGGAAGAAGCGCCGCCAGTGGAAGTGCCTTTGTTCGCTGGTTACACCGAAGCGCAAGTGAAATCGATGTTCGAGAAGTTAAACGGCATTGATGGCATCCGCGAATCGGTAACCAAGACCCATGACAAAGCATTCGGACGCATTGGCGAACTGCAGCAAACCATTAAGGCGCTGCAAGAGAACCCATCCGCCAGAAAGCCAGTCAAGGTCAAGGCTGAAGACCTCAAGCGAACTAGCGCCGAGTTTAAAGAGTTGGCTGAATTTTTGGCTGAAGACTTGAGTGAATTGTCACTCGGTTCCGGTCCTGCATCCGTGGACCAGGAACAGATCGACACATTCAATCAAAAACTCGAAGAACTTAGCCTAAAGACCGAGGCCACACTACTGAAGATCGAGCACCCGGATTGGCGCCAACACCGCCAAAGTCAGGAGTTTGCTACGTGGCTGAATTTACTCAAGCCAGAAATTTCAGATGAAATTCAATACAGCAACGATTCTGCTTATCTGTCCGGTGCATTCACTGAGTTCAAGCGCTGGAAGGCAGGCAATGAGGAAGTTGCCAGGCCGCCAGTCGCCGCGACTGAAACCACAAAACAAAAGAACGACAAGCGCCTGGCCGCTGCAGTCACGCCCCAAGGGGTGCCGTCTGCCGGCCCATCAATTATTAGCGATAACGCAGGTCTGAACGCGGGCTTCTCGAAGGTCCGCAAGAAGATCTAACCAAGGAAAATTATCATGTCTACTCAAGGCTACGCAACACAAGCAGGACGAATTAACGAAGTAAAAGGCGAGATGATCGCCCATGCGGTGCCGTTTGAAGTATTGGCGCTCGGCTGCACCATGAAGCCAATGCCAAAGCGCAGCGGCGACAACATCAGCTATCGGCGCGTACTGCCATACGGCGCGACCACCACCAATGCCAACACCATTAATCGTTGGTCATTGACGGCGGCAGCGCATGTGATTCAGGAGGGTGTGACGCCTAATGCGGATTCGGTCACGTACCAGGACGTTAGCGTCGCTCTTCAGCAATACGGCTGCCTGTATAGCTACACCGACAAGGCTGGCGAACTGCACGAAGACGACATTCCAGAAGATCAGAAAGTGCAATGCGGCGAGCGCATGGGCTTGGTCCGCGAAATGATCCGCTTCGGTTCAATGAAGGCTTGCACCAACGCGCATTATGCCGGCGGCACAACCCGCGCGACAGTTGATGAAACGGTCAGCCTGAATTTCTTGCGCAACATTGCCAAAGGCTTGCTTGCAAACCACGCGGCAATGAAGAACAAGATTCTTTCTGCCAGTGCGAACTATGACACCAGCGCGATCGAGGCCGGTTTCCTAGTGTTCTGCCATACCGATTGCGAGCCGGATATTCGTGATCTGCCAGGCTTCGTACCAGTTGCCAAGTATGCCAACAAGTCGAGCATCAACGAGAACGAAATCGGCTCGTGCGAGCGCTTTCGTTTCATCGTTTCGCCTGAGTTGGGCCCTTACCTGGCTGGCGGTGCGGCGATTGGGGCAACTGGCCTCTATGCTGCCGATGCTACCAATATCGACGTTTACCCGATGATCGTAGTCGGTGCGGATG